TTCAGCGGGAAAGGTTCCTCTATTCAAAACAGTAGTTCCTGTAAATGGAGCTCCAATAGTTACTCCAGAAAACGATCGATATAGAGATGGACACTTAGTTGGCTGAGGGGTTATTAACTCTATCTCATATGATAGAAATAATTCTCCAACAGTTTGAGTGTCAGATGTATTAGAAGCACCTACAACCAGACGTCCAAAATCATATGTTTTAAGATCAGTTCCTGTTACGGTTCCACTACGGGTGAAAAGTTCCTCATTCTTGCATGGTATGGTAAGAGATAAAGGGCTCCAAACGGAACCTTCTTCTGCACCTTCATACGCGAAGAGGTCTACCTTTCCAACCGGATCTTCATCTAAAGGGTCTTTGTCATACGCTAGTGTAATTCGTCCACGTTCGCTAGTGGCTGATACATTTACGTACTCCAATTTAAGACTTCTGATTCTGTATTTCTCAAAGTTGTTAGCTATACCTGCTAACCAAGGGAATGATTGACTTAAACCAGGTTGAACCTGATATGATTGGGCTGCAAAAGTAGTATTACCTACTACTTCACCGATGTATTCGCGATGTTTTACGACTACACCTCCACTCATACCTGTGATCCTAGCTCGTCTAGTACGGGCTCTGGTATTAACAGCTACAGGTGCATATCCTTTCGGTACACCTGGTGGCTGATAATTAATCATTTGTAAGATATTCTTCTTACCCTTTGGTTTGCGTTTTCTGTTTCTACCTTTAATTTTATTAACAGTCATTTCAAGACCTTGTGACGCTAGCTGATAAGCAGCTTGCTGCACATAGGGATCTTTCAATGCTGTTTGCACTGTTTGTTTTGCGAGAACTAAAGCCATTTTAAAGGTTTGTAAATATTGGTAAATATATATATATTAAAATTTAATTAAAACTTTTTGTCGTGATATCTCCATCTTCCACGACCATTCCTTCGGATGCAAATGTTCCAAAGTCTGAGAGAGCTTTGATAAGAGCATCTCTGTTCTTATTATGTCTTACTTCAAACTTAAAACCTGCTTCACGCTCGAGAGTTATAGGCTTGGATAAAGCCGTGTAAAGGGCTTTAACCCAAGAATCAAGAGCGGACACAAACCCGCCACCCTCGCGATACATAGTATGACTACAGTAGTGAAATTCATCCTGGTTAATAGGAGTAATATCACGAAGTTCGTATCCCAAAGCTTTATACTCTGAAACCATCTCTTCTTCTGTATACTTGGACCATTCAAGACAATCATCACCTGAAGCTTTAGAAGCTAGGGATCCTGCCAAGTACGATACATCAAGTCTAGCTAATGTGTTATACATAGTTGTTAGAAAAGATCCAGAGAGCATTCCTCCTGGAACTGATCTAGCTACCAACTCATAAACATTATCTGTCATATTAGGCACAAGAAATAGTGGATTTGTAATCATGAGAGCATGTAACCTTATCAGTCTAATTAAATTCCTATGTTGTTTAGGGTTCTTTAATCTTCCTGCTATCATCTCAGCATCCATTTGGATGTAAGAACGATCTAAGGTTCGTTCCCAGCCTGCCACATCGGTAGATTTTCCATCAACGCCTGTAACAGCGGAGGTGCGATCTACTTCATTTGCGAACTTGGTTGAGTGCTCATCAGAAAATCCGATTCCTATAACGGCTCCAGAGGACGGGTAACGATACTTAACTTCTTCTATCGCAGGGCCCAAAATAACTCTTTCGATTATTTGGTCCACCACAGATAAACAATTAACTATACGCCACTTTCCCAGTCTACTTTTACGCTCAGGGTGAGGTTCCCACTTTTCAAATGGGGTCACTACATCGTGTAATCCTTCTTTCACAAAGAAAACTGGATCATCTTCGACGCTTTGAGTGTGTAAAAGTTTCCAAAGACGTTTAAGAGTTACGTCTTGGAGTTCCCTTCTAGCTTTGCTAACAAGCTCTTTATTAGTTGTATATCTTTGAGAGAAAGGGAATCCTGGGGTCGAGGTTGGTTTAATTTTATCGATTGCTTTTGAGATGAGTTCTCCGAGTTCTTCTGGTGTGATTGTATCAGTGACTTTTGAGATCCACGGGCTCGTCGCCTCGTACGCTTTCGTATAACCTTTTCCTTGGGGTCTTTTGCATGTGTTGTGTCCGATTGTAAAAGCGAGACTCGCCCTGACTCTTTTGGAATCGGGGAAGCCAGGGAATTTAAAACCATCAAGTTCGGGGAAGGCTTCTCTTGCTTTCTTTGAGATTGGGATAAACTTTTGTTTAAACCCACCTTTGGGGGGCAAGGTAATGACTCCTTTAACTTGGGGGACGCGGGGGACTTTAACTCCTGAGTCAAAGTCTCCTCTTTCCGAAAATATTGTAAATTTATCAACGGTTTTCCAGATAGATTCACCTCCCTCTGTGTGGGAGAGTGGTGAAAATCCGCGTTTTCAAATTCATATCCTGGTTCACTTTCGTTATCTTCGTATTCATCCTCTGAATAGTCGGCCCAACTCTCATACTGATTGTCTGCGACAATGGTATAAGAACTTCCGTCAAACACGATCGTAAAATCGTTATCTAACCGAACGGTACGTAAATTTTTCTTTTCTAATAAACGTAATTCCACCTTTTCGACAAATTCTCGAAATTCTTCCTCAGGGAAGTACTCCGTTCCTGGTCTCTTAGGGGATTCCAACTCAAACTCAGGTTCCTGTTGTAAAGGAAATGACGCTCTAAGTAACGGCCATAAGGCAGTTGCCAAGTTCTTCTCCAATTTACGCCAGCCACCACAATGTATTCCAACAACATTCCCTGCTCTATCCATAATTGGAGAGCCTGAAACGCCATTATCAGTTGTGATCCTGTGTTCAAAATCGAACGGGTCTTTTCTATCATTCTTAGGAGATTCAATTTCACCATAGGCTATTCCCACAGTTCCATCAAATACCGAAACAATGTTTTTAACACCCGCTACAAGAGGTACACACTTCTTAGCTTTAAATCCAAAATTGCTCATGACATCCTTGTGGACGACATACAGAACCACATCATTAAAAATAGTGTGTGGGACTGGCAATCTATAAACTTTTTCTGTTCCAAGTTTTCTAACAAAGGTGGACTTGTTATGCACATGTCCAGCAGATACTAATAAGGTATGGCCTTCGTAATCAATACGACATCCAAACCCCATAAATATCCCTGACTCTGAAAGAAACTCAATTAAATGTTTAGCTGCAGTATCCTTAACAGGATATACCGTAGAGCCTGGCACTGCACACTCTTCAGTATACTGTGACGTTGTCTCTTTGGGAGCTGGGAGGTATCCAACATCTTTCCCTTTAACAGAAAAGACTTGAACAAACGACCCATTTAACTTTACTAATTTTACAGTCACTTTAGGAATATATCCTTCATCTGACGCAAAAGTTTGCTTGAGGAATCCAGCTCGCGCTGAATCACTTTCTTGTTCTAAATTTTCAATAAGATTACTTATTCTGAACTTAGAGCTAAAAACGTTATAGGTTTTATAAAATAAGGCTAATAGTGCGAGCGCTACTGAAAGTAACGCAGTTAATTCAGACAGCTGAGCTGCTTGAATACGGGCTTTCAC